GTGGCGCCGGTAATATTACCACCCTTTCGAGCCCCTATAGTAGGAGAGTGTGCTATGTCGCGCTTCAGAACTAAAGGTCAAAATATGGCCAGTTGCTATTGGCACCATTCCAATGGTGTATCATGTGTAATTGGTGATAAACCTTTATTGTATGATGCGATGACAGATGAGCTTTCCACTTACATTAATCCTAGACCCGTTAACTCTTGTAGCCATACCAAGGTTACAGCGAGTGTTATCCGGGAGGATATACTGATGCATTCTCAATACGGTACGTCGGTGTATAACCCGACAATAACGTGGCGATTATGCGATTCAGTTACCCCTTCTGATAGCTGGGATGGATCTAGTGAGGTACAGTGGTCCGAGCTTACTGTTGGCTTAGCGGATCAGGTCTATGGTTTGGTAAGGAGTAAGGCACAATTATGTGTCTCTCTTTACGAAGCTCGTAAGACTTGGAGAATGATACGAAATCCATTCTCACTCTTAAGGAAGGATTGGCGACATATAGCAAAGACCTCTACTTGTAGAGATCTAGCTAAGCGTGGCGCTAACCTTTGGCTTGAGGCTAATTACGGTTGGAAACCCCTGCTTTACGACGTAAAGAATCTTGCTGATTCTTGTGGTCGTTTTGCGAGGTGCTTCGATAGTATTGGCCTCGACCGGAGTACCAGGAGATGTGGCAATAGGGCTACATATTCCTACACCTTACCTCCTCCTACAATCTCTGATAATGAGTGGACAGCTCTCATAAGCAGTACGCCTCCTTATATGTATTATGGGGAGGGGAATGATTATCCCTATAGGTTTGTCTTTGACAAACCTATTGTGTACGCTTGTGTGGGTTGCGTAGTGCGTGACCAAATGATAAATCACGCATCGCGCTTACGTCGTGCCCTTAGTAACTTTGGGTGCGACCCCTCACGGGACTTATTACCTACGCTCTGGGAGATAGTACCTTTTAGCTTCGTAGTTGACTGGTTTGTCAATACTGATGCTATTATGGCACTACCTCGATTAAGCCAGGCGAAAGCAAGACTGGACCAGGTAGGCGTAAGTGGCTTGTGCTATTCAGTGAAAACTGTTGGCACGTACCGCTTACAGGTCATTCCCGTCTTCTCGTACCAAATGTACTACGCGGACGGGTGGTGGAATTGGCAGCAGGCTCAGACGTCGTCTTCACATTCTGTGATGACGGGTACGCCTGGTATCTACTCCAAATACCTCCGATCAGTGGGTTTTCCCCCTGATCAAACAGTCTTGTTCAGTAATAGAGGGCTCACAGTGTCGAACGTTATAACTGGCCTGAGTCTTATTACTCAGCGCTGGAAGTAACGAAACCCGCGAGACTAACCTACTCGCACATCCGGCTTAACGCCGAAAGAAGGTCTCCCATGTCTTCATCTACTCTTGTCCCACACTATTCTGGTGCGACGTCTTACACCTATACTCTGGTTAGCGAAAGTGCTACCGGAGCTAAGTGGATGGTCGCCGACCGCGCCTTGTGCAAACCCCAATCGTTGGAACTGACCCGAAAGATCGGGCCTCCGACGTCTAAGGGGAATGACCATGTCATACTGCGGCTCTCCAGATCGGAGGCCGGTACAGGGACTGGAACACCTATCAGTACTGCGGCTGTCACCCTTGATATTTCAATACCGAGGGACACGACAGCTTTAGATGCTGATGCGGTTAACAATCTCCTGGGTGCTCTGGCGTCTTTGATTAACCAGTATGCGGATACTACTGCATACGGGTCTCGTACTGCCGTTAAAGCTCTCTTAAGTGGAGGTACTCTGTAAAAGGAGTCTTTCACTACAGGATAAAACCTGTGGAGTCTTAGTGGTTGCGAGATTTTACGCATCGCGTTGCGGTGCGTTACGCCTTAAAGAAAGGAGCACTGTATGAATAAGAAGACCGTTATCGCTATTTTAGCGTTTCTGGCCGCTCTTATTGCGCTATTGCAACAGTCGTTGCAATCTAGTGGGATAGTGAGTGAGCAAGCCTATACTAGGCCTATAACAAACCACAACATAGTGGATTTTGCTATGGGTTTGGATCAGCAACGTCATCGAGATCTATTCCTATCTTATGATAGGAATGGGATCGGTTACTATTATGGATCCTTTCTAGAAGATGTGATGGATGATAACATTGCATCAGACTTGCACATGGTGAAAAGGCATGATCACAGTTAGTTGGGAGATGCACAGATTGGGGGTCCGTATGAAAAAGGACTTACCCGTACTTGCACTTGCCTTCTACAAGGGTTTCTTCAACGATTTAACACAAATTTCTCCTACCTCAAAGAAAGACAACATGCTCAGCTTGAGATATCTCCAAAAGAGGTATCGTTGTGAAGGTATTAAATTTGTCACAAAGTCGCTCCCCGAATTGGGTAAAGCTGTCGAGACAAGTCTAATCACAGGTGATCCATTAAAGATTCCCTGTGGCTTCACGAAGAGCTGGCGTTCACAAGTATCTTGCTTCATGTCCAATTATATGGATATGTTGTTTGATACTTGCGGAGTGCCAAAGTGGAAGCTGAGGTTATCTGACGAAGAAAATCATACAGAAGCGTATGCCTTTTGGGCAATACGCCAAGTGTGCATGGCCTTCTCAAAGGTAACTGACGTTCCTCCGATGGTCACGAGCTCAGAAGCTATAAAGGCTTTTGAGCAAAGAGTCACTAGTGATCTAGTGATATCCGCACCTTCATGGCTACTTTCTGATGCTCGAAAATTAATCGAGCGTGTAGTCATGGATGATGGACGCTTACATGCCATGTTAACTCAGTGGGCTGAAGAGCCTTACGGAGCACATGGTCCTGGGGCGGTTGCTGGTAAGGAGAAGGGCCTCGAAAAGTGGATGTTCGAGCGAGTTAAGGGTGCTGATTTGAAACTATACCAGTTTCGACCAAGCTTTCTTGACCAACTCGATTTCCTTGAGTACGGAAGCTTTGCCCCGATGGGCGAAGCAACACCGTATTCGCGGGCTACTTGCGTTCCTAAAGATTTTAGGAGTCCGCGAGTAATTTGTATCGAGCCAAAAGAATTCCAGTTTGCCCAACAGGGCTTATGGCGAGTTCTTAAGAGCTTGATACACCGCGATCCACTTACGAGAAGAAGCATCAACTTTGTGCACCAAGATTTTAACGCACGTCTCTGTAAGAGACGTGACTTGGCGACAATAGATCTAAAAGATGCGTCTGACACAGTGATGCTAAAACTATGTCGGATTCTCTTCCCAAGAGATTTCTTCAAACTAGTTACACGCTATAGGTCTCGAGGTATTCTCAGTAATGGGAATATTTTGAAACCTACGTGCTTTGCAAGCATGGGATCAGCGTTATGCTTTCCCGTGGAGACGCTAGTATTCTGGGCTATTGCTCAGAGTGCTGTGCATCCGCTCGATAAGCATTTACCTGTGCGTGTTTTTGGCGATGATATAGTTGTTCCGAAAGGTTCAGCTAGATTTGTCGTCAAAATGCTAGAGGCCTGCGGTTTTAAGGTTAATGTAGGGAAGACTTGCATCGAGACTCCGATTAGAGAGAGTTGCGGTGCTTACACCTACAGCGGCGTAGATATACGTATCGTGCGCCTTAAGACCGTAAAGTGTTCGAATCACCAAGAATGGCTCTCTCACTTTCAAAGTGGGAAGTTGCTATTGCAAAGCTTCGCAACTAAAGCGGGCTTAGCCGTTCTAGGAGCTTCTGAGATAGTACATAGCGTTCCCTATGGATACTTCGGTATTCCGAAGTGTTCAGGACGAACAAAGTGTCAATCTCGCTGGAATCCTGAATTACAGCGAACAGAAGTTCTTCTTCCGGCTCGCGCAATGCGAGTTGGTTGTGGTAGATTACCCGGTGATGCTGGGCTTTATGCCTGGCTCGTCGGAAATCAAACCAAACCGTCTTCATACGGAACCGAGAAGGTTAAAATGAAGTGGGTCTCATCGGACATTACCAATGTCTGATAAGGCAGAAGGAGCAG